TACCTTCGTGCCCAAGGGAGATCTGCTGAACTTCCCAGGCTTGAAGTTCTTCCATCGTTGAGAACTTGACGGTTTCGAGCAGACTGACATTCTCAGGCCAGTATTCTGCTTCTGTTCGCAAGAGACTCAAACGGTTAGAGAAAGTCGCTGGTTCGTCCCAACGATCGAACACGAAGAAATGAAGTTCGGGGTCGCTTTGGTCGTATGCCATCACGCTGGACATTGTCCGCTGATAACAGTTTTTCGCTGTCGGGTCGCCACAGATCATCTCACCGTCTAGACCTTCAAGAAGGTCTTTGTTCCAAGAGATCAAAGACTGAATTTGAGCAGATCGGACAGGTTTGAGACTGCGAGTGTAGGCCACTCCGTCACGAATGAATACCCGAATACCATCGAGTTTCAACTGACCAAACACGGGAAGCATTCTTGCAACTCGGTCTGGTTCATATTTTCCGGCCAACATCGGCCGAAAACTATCTTTCATGATTTTCGTGATATCCATATTTCTTCTCCGCCTCTTCTTTTTGTTTGCCTGCCCTAGTATAGCAAGGCTTGGGCGCAGGGTATAGGGTTAAGGTTCAGGGGCTGTCGGAGCGCCCGTTGGTGGGGGCAGAGCAGGGCTTGCGCCCTATGGTTAAGGGCAGGGCAGGGCAGGGCAGGGCTTGCGCCCTAGCGCCATCTGAGGGTCGCAGTTTATCCACGTTCTTGCTCCAATCATCACAAGGATCGTCCATCAGAATGGCTCTGATATCAATTCGTCTGCACCATCAACTTCGGTTTCCCAAATTACTCGACCATAGATCTTTTCCCAAGAGTTTCGGCATTTCTTGAGGTCTTTGAAATCGTAGAAATACAGACGTTTCTTCTTCCGCTCGTTCCGCCTTGCATCTTCGTTATACACATCAACAGCGACGCGCTTCTGAGTTCTCTCGATGTGAGGGCAAACTCTTGTGAGGAATCTCCCAAGGGCCGTCTCATTACCTCTCCTGCTAAACTTCCACTTTTCTGCGTAAGCTGTGAAATCGCTGATAATTGTATCACAAGGAACAGCTTCGGTCCAGTCAGCATCACTGTCAACCAAGCGGCCATTCTGGAGTTTACGAAACCACCATTCTTCATCCACCGACATGGACAGAAGCTTCTGCTCTTGGAGAGCATCAGTTTGTGGAACTTCACGAACCTGGAAACCTTCTAAGTCAATGTTTTGCAAGTGGAAGAGCAGAGCCTCAAATCCACCAGACTCCATCTGTCTGACAATATCTCCAAAGTATTGTTTGTTCTGTTTCGCGCCGTCTGCTACTTCAAGAACGAAATATCTCCTCTCATCACCAGAGGCCCGGATAACGTGAGGATCGTTTGCAGCCATAATCAGGTGAACATAGTTGGGATAAGTTTCGACGTCGACGCCTTTCTGCTCAATCGGAATGCTATCTTCGGTGACCAGCATCTTGAGAACAGACTCGTGCTTTTTGTCGCCTGCGAAGAACGCCTCGTCGGCAAACAGGCAGATCACATCACGAAGGTGAGCGTTGAAGTTACCAACAAGATGCGAGGGGTTAGCAACATGGAGATGGTGTCTTCCGAAGAGTTTACCGAACAAAGTCGCCATCAACGACTTGCCTGTTCCTTTGCCGCCTCTCATGACGACTGCAACTTCTCCTGGAGAAGCTGGAACTTGGATAGCACGAGCCATCCATTTTGTGAGATAAATGTAATACTCTTCAACTCCACCACAGACGTTATCACGAAGGTGATTGAGATACAGCGAGCAGTCTCCAGGTTTCGGCTCAAAGCTGAAACCACGCCATAGATTGTAGACACCTGGAAGATCACCTTGAGGCATGAACCTCATGTAATCGAACTGTCGCCTCATGCGATGGTTGATCCAGTATTTCCCGAGAGGAACTTGAATAGGCTTTCCCTCTTTATCACTTCCGACGTCGACCATGATATTCGAATACCGATTACGAAGGTCTTCGAACGAAGAAATGGTCAACCGAGAACGGTTCATGATTTCGTCTTGAACTTCTTCGATGACCCGGCATTTCCCTCCAAGGTTACCGATGATTGCGTGACGCTCATTCATCATTCGCAGGTTTGGATCTTCTGCGTGTTCTTTGGCACGAGTCATCTGCCGAACAGCATACTTCTCAGGATTCTTGGACTCTAGGACACTCTCAGCAATACCCCAATCACGATCTGTGATTATGGCGTACACGACTTCGTCAGGAACACCAGAGCGGAAAAGCTGACAGATGCAATCAAACAACCATGCTGACCGTGAGTTATCTCCCTCTTTGGGTTGGTCTGGGTGTCTCCCTTGGGCTACGATCACTTTGACGCGATCTGGAACGTCCCACTCGTCTAGCTCGCTGAGATCTTGAATACGCTCCACGTTTCCTGGAACGCTGACGCTCACTCCATATTCACCACCTTGATGGGAATCGATCTGAACGCCCTGCGCTTTCTTGAACTCCGAGATATCGTATTCGTTTTTGTTAAACTCAAAGCAGACTGCCAACTCTTCGACACGGCCAGCCTTTTTCTTCTTCTCATTAGGAATGTTGATCGTTCCCGGGAGCCGCATGATACGATCAATGTTATGACAATGATCGCCACCAAAGACCTGCTCTAACCTCTTGTTATAGAGTTCGAAGTCTTCGCATTTCTTTACGTCGCCATCTACGACAATCTCTTTTGAGAGTTTCCAGAAGCCTTGATAACCACCACCTGAGAATATGATAACAGTTGGTTTTGGAATTCCCTTTGGTATCTTGTCTGTGAGAAGCCCAAGAGCACGTTCCCGACCTTCTTCGAGAGTCTCTCCTGGCTCTGGGTCAATATCAATATGAAGCCAACCGGCAGCTTTGATATCTTCTTTGTGAGCTTTTGATTTCATGTCTTTCATGCAAGAGTTGACATGAAAATAGATATTGCGATTTCCGTTGTAGGCCCAGAACCACTTGCGACACTCGGTGATTTCGTCGGACTTGAAGGTTCTTGTTTCGATCTTCTTACGATCAGTCTGGATCGCTGTTAAAACCCAAGGACCATCTTTGTTCCATTTTCTCAAGAAGTCAATTGAAGCTTCTTCATCTCCCTGCATAGTTGTCATTCCAAAACTTTACGAGATCAGGAGAAATTGGTGCAGCCCCAATTTCCATTTGATTGACCCAATATCGAGTGACCCCGATCTGCTCAGCAATTTCACTCTGCGTCATAGAAGACCTACGACGACAGAGCATAACCTTCTCGTTGGCTTCCAGAGGTTCCACCTCACAGAAGTTCATTCCATCATATTCTGACTGATCACGCTCAACTTCGCCGTAGAAGTTACGAGTGATCCCGTTGGTTTTCGCCATCTCGTCTTGGGACAGTCCTGATCTGCGTCGGCTGATCAGCAAAGACTCTCCCAGAGTTAGCCTTTTGAGATCGATCTTATCCACGTTACAAGTCTTTCTTTTTCCATGCCATACATGTGAAGAAGAGCATTCTCCCGCATTTCTGGTCTTGTCATTTTCTCGAAGTTTGACACAGCGAACATTCCGTCCCAGAAGAACCATTCTTGAGCGACTTGAGCACAAACGAGAACGGTGCCGTTGAGTGCAGCTCTTTTCGCTATGAAAATCTTCTGTGTTTGCAACAAAGGGTGAGGGAATCTTACCGGCTGGTCGTCTGCTCGGACAGGCCATCTTCCCATATATTTGCACTCGATCCAACCTCCTATATAATTCACGTCAAGTGTTCCAGATTTGACACGATTCTCAACTGGGAACGCTCCGAGGACTTTCAAAGCTTTGACTAGATTGGCTCTGGTCGTTTTATTCTCAGACATGTTAGTAGCCTTTAACCTTACCACGCCCCGGTGCATTTAACAAGTCGAAATTGTCATGGATTGCACCGACCGGTTGTGAACTGAGAATCATTTCGACTTCCCCACATGCTGAAACGATCCGTCAGAAGCGATTTCCCAAGAGCGCTTCTTGTTGACTTCCAGTTTCTTGGCGACAGCTTCCATGAGATCGCCTCCCTTGATCTCACAGATTTGCAGCAGGAAGAAAGCGACATCGGCGCATTCTTCGATGATTTCTTCAGTCTCGTCTGGTTTGTTGATCAGAGTCGAAATCAACTCGGACATCTCTTTGTTCCCACGAATGGAAAGAGCAAGCGGCGAAGGATTCCCGAACTTCGTTTTCGCCCAGTCCCAGACCTGCCCCTGAACAGAACGAACAGAACGAACAGGTTTGCCAGCCTCGCAGGGACAGCCTCCACCTTGATCATACTTTGCCATCAGAAAGCTCCTGAGTGTGAGAGTTGAACGCAGCCACCACGAAACTCCATCGAGTTCATGACTT